AATTTGGTGCCAACCAGGCTCATCGACGCTGTAGAAGCCGCCGTTGCGCTCAGCTTCTTTCCTGCCGTCGTCGCGGCCGGACCGATAGGCGGCGACCATGTCCTCTTCGGTGTATTTGCGGTCGCGGCCATTATGGCCATTTGCGCCGGTTATGCCGTCCGCGAGCACGTGGATATCGAGCTTCTCGCTGTGAAGTGTTCGCCTGATCGCGTGCACAGCCGCCAGCACCTCGCCGTCTTTGTCAGAAGACAAGTAACGGATCAGCTTGCCGAGCTTGTCGGCGATCGGGGCGAGGGCGTTCATGGTGCGCCCCCGTATGCGATCGTCGGCGCTCCTTCATGCCGCCACGACCAAACGAACCAGGCGTGGTTTTCGCTGGGGCTGGCAATTTTCGGCTCGAACCAGACGATGCGCCTGGTGAGCACCAGCTTTGTCGCGAAGGCCTGGCAATCTGCAAATAGATGACGCCGGGTGATGGCGGAATCGTAGTCGACCCTCAGCAGCATGGCGACGACGCCCTGGCGTGGCTCGGTGAGCTGCAGCGCCCGTTCTATGAACTGCTGGGCCAATCCATATGGCGGGTTGGTCACGATGCTGTCGTACCGCCCAGGATGGAAACGCTTGAGGAAGTCACAGCCGTCTATGATGTCGGTACCGACGACGCTGAACCCGTGCCGGCGTAGGGCGTCCACAATCTGTCCGTCGCCGGCCGCCGGCTCGCAGATGTCCACGGCGTGGAAATTACGCAGGTGCGGCGCCAGCACATCGGTGACCCACGCCGGGGTCTGGTAGCCGTCGCGATCCTTCCGGGCGTACTCGCTGTTGCGTTGGCTCACCGCCAGCACCTCTCGCGGCGCCCGCACATGCGGCACCGCCAGTCAGTTGCATCATCTGTGAACCGTGGCAGCAATTCACCGGCAACGGTCGCCTTGATCACAGTGACAGCACGGTCCGACCACGCTTGCGCGCGTTCGGCATTGAACGGGTGCAAGAGGTGCAGCCGTTCCATTGTGTTGCTACTAAGCGCGGTGAAGATCGCGGGATATTCGGTGACGTTCAAATAGGCCTGATAGAGCCAGCATTGCGCCGCGTAACCCGGATAGGCCTTCTCCAAACCGTCACGTTCGAGCGACTTCCAACCCTTATCGCCGAGCGCCTTGTGCTCCCAGATACATGGGTACCCGACACCTGGCAGCGCCGGTCCTGCTGTGATGATCCCGTCGGCGTGGCCGCGAAACAGGCCATCAGCGGCTTTGAAGCCAAGCTGATCGTCCGGCGCGAACTTGAAGCCGGCGCGGACGAGGTGCTCACGCGTCAACGCTTCGAATAAGTGACCGCGCCTGAAAATGTCGCGCGTTCGGCTTGGGTGCGCCGGGTCGACCATCCAGTCATACTGGATCCGGCGCAGGCACTCGCTGCCGACTGCGGATGCGCCAAGATAATGGCGTGAGTTTTCCTCTGGCAATTCGGCCGCCGCGATCAGGTCGTTGATAGCGACGCTGATCGAGGCGGCAGAGAGGTTTACACGATTGAAGTCGAGCATTTTCAGAACCCGATTCCGTCGTTCAGCTGGGTTTGCGGCCGGGTGATCGTTCCGCCGGCGTCGCGCGCCGCCATCGCCTGGCGGATCAAGTCGAAGGCGGCACACAGGAACCGCACCATGGTTTCGCGCGGCCAGTCATTGAGCGGCAACATCCAGTCGATACCCGGCACATCGGCGAGATCCGGCAGGATCGTGGCCACTGCGCCGGCGTCCCACGGCGCCGGGTAGGTCCCGGTTTCTCGGATAGCTTCCTCGACAACGGAAAGGTTGAACCCTTCTGCGCTGGCCTGTTCGGCACGCTTGCTGATCCAGGCGCAAATGCCGGCCATCACGAGCCATCCGAGCTCGTAGTCGGAAAGTTTCCCAACCGGCGTACCGGGTGGGACCGCGCCGCCGATAACTTTGCGCGCGCTCTCGATGGCTGCGGCGGTTGACCTCCGCAACCATTCGTCTTCAACAGCCGCCAGCGTCGGCTTGGTGAGTTTTATCTGGCCCATGCAGGCCTCATGATCACGGGTGCTGCGGTGGCTGCTGCTGCAGTGACCGGCGATGCGGTCCCCGGTGACGCTGTGCCCCCGTCCGGCTTGGCGACCTGTTCGACTGGATGCCACTCCCGCCGGTCTGGAGTGATCACTTCGGTGAGGACGTTTTTGGCTTTGTATTCACCCTTCGGCGGCTCGCTGCCGATCCGGCCAATGAAGCGCAAGTTGTCGAAGTCGCCGAAGCTGCTGATGCGCCGCGCCTCCTTTGCCGCGTCGGAGTTGTCGCTTGGCTTGATGTTGCGTGCGCTTTCAAGGATGGCGCGCAAACGGCTGCGGCTGATGCTTGCAGCCGCGGCGTGGCCTTCGCTCACGCCGGCAATGGTGAACAGGGTAAAGAACACACGTTTGGCAAATTTGCCGTCGACGACGGTGAATTTGCAATCCAGGGCTTCTGAGTCGCCGGCTTTCGAACGTTTTAGCCATCCGTTCTCGCCGGCGCCGCCGCTCTTCACAGTCATGTGCAAAGTTGCGATGGTATCCGGGATAACTTCAAAACAGCGTTGCGGTCCTGCATCGTTAAAATCGAAACTCATTTTGAGTTCTCCTTGCTACTGTGCTGCTTGGGTGCGTCTGTGGTTGTTCATATTTGATCAGGTCGGTTAGTCGCTCCTTTCTGCTGTGCTGCTGGTAAGTTTGGTGATGAGCTGGCCAAGGTGACGCTTTTCAAAAAGAGCGAGCTTCCCGGATCGATCGCCGGCTGGATAACCCCACGTATTTGGCATCTGACAAACGAAGACGCGGGTTGGAAGCTCGTTGTCCGCAAAACTGACCAGCTGGAATGTGATTATTTGATCGACAATTCCCGGCAATTCGCGGCCAGTTTTCTGGCCTTCGATTTGAATTCCCCATTCACGGCGCCTGAATTCATCCGTGACCGCCTCAAGAATGGCAACGAACACGACGTTCTTGCCTCGCGCGTGCTGTAACTGCGTGAGCCATGCCAGCATCTCACGTGCATGTAAGCCGTAGGCGCCGCGAACATCCTTTTTGCCGCGTTCGGTAAATGCTTCAGGTTGTTGTTCAGACCACTGAAAACACAGTCGGGCCGCTACGGTGACGGAATCAACGAAATAGGTGTCGAAATAGTCGAGGGACATCGCTTCGAATTCTGGTTTGATCGCCTCATAATGCGCGCTCGAATAGGATGCGGTCGGCGGCAGATTGGGATTAGCGCCGGTGAGGAAGCACGCAAGGTTTCGACACTCGTTCCAACTGGCGGGCCGAACCGTGGCCACGGGTACGCCGATGACGGCCTGGTCGCCAGCTTCAAGATCGACAAACAAGCACCGGCTTGGATTGACAGTTTTTAACAAGCTGGTCTTGCCGATTTTCGGCGGTCCAACGATCAGGATCTTGGCACCGCTTTGTTCGGCCATTCTTTCATCCGCGCTTATGATTTGCATGTTTAGTGTCCTTTTCTTTGAGGGTTCCGGTTATGGCCGCACCGGGCTTTGAACGGCACGGTGACGCGTTCGAAGCCGGGCACGAGGGACGAACTTCGATAGGCAGTTTCGGCTTGTACTTGAGTGAGTTTGTTGAGCATTTTCTAACTTCCTTTGTTAAATGGGGCGCCGCCTACGCGACGCGCTGCATGACTTTCGGTGCCGTCACTGTGATGCCGATGGCGTGAAGATCGTATCCAGCTCCGGCGAGTATGCGATTGATTGCGTGAAGCTTCGAAATTGCTTCGGCGCTATGTTTGTCGCCTGCTTCAACCAGCGACAGCGCAGCCTTGAACGCTTTAGTAATTTTTGTCTCGGGTGCGGGCTCCATATTTGCCTGGCCCGCATCATTGGTAACGCGTGCACGCTGACGATCGAGGCGCTCCTGGAACCAAGAGCGCAAACTCTGGACCTTGAGGATCCTCTCCCCACCAAGGCGAGTGAGAAAAGTGGTCTGCGCCTCTTCAGGCGCGTTATCGAAACATCTGATCAATTCCGCCAATGCGTCGTCCGGTTTAGACTTGTTTTTCGGCCTCTTGGCCGTCGGCGACGACGCCTTATCTACCGGGGCCTTGTGCCCAGAGATGATTTTCTTAATTTGATCGTAAGTGAAGCGCTCCCCATGCTCGGCGCGCCTGAGGATTTCATTGCAGGCTTTCGCGGGCGTTGAAGGACGAGCAACCAGAAAAAGAGCGGAAATGGGTAAGTTCAAATTCCGAAAATTTCGGGATTTGCTCATTTCGTAAATCCGCATAAAATTCAATGCGGTGTCATCCGACCATCCAAATTCACGATCGAGCCAAGAAAGCCAGTTTCCATGACCCACAAGCCGCTTCGCCTCGGTGAGCCGGCGGCCGATTTCAATGATGTCGCCGACCCCGCGCTTGGCGAGGTCGCGGATTTCTTTTGCATGTTCGGCGAGCGCGGTTTCGGTGGCGGCGAGCGGACCAAGATGAGGCTGTAGATCCTGGAGGGGTTGTGGATCGGGCGCGCTGATGTTATTTGACATTTTAAGGCCCTTTGCTTGGCGGCGAGGGTTTGCGGGCGGGCGGCTTCGGGCAACCGGGGTCGCCCGCTTCGCTTAGGCGATGCGGCGTTTTAGGCGGCAGGGATTTCTTGATTCGGCTGCGCGGTCCGACGCGCAACAGGCCGTATCCGCGACTGGATCCAAGCGCGCGCGCGCCC